CTTTAACCAAGACCCAAGTGATGCCGCTCTTCGACAGCTATTTAAAAACCATTTGGGTTTGAAAATAGTAATCACGAACCGAGGTCTTAAAGATAAAAGCACTCGACGTAAATTCATGGTCCACCAATTAAACAGCATGGAAGAAAGGATAGAAAGAAAGATTAAGAAAACCTCCACGTGTATGCAGTAATTGCATACACTGTACATGGTGCGCGAATATAGCGCACCATACTAGATCTAGTGGTGCGACAAATTGTCGCACCGTTTTAGGTGCATGTGGGCGGGTCCCACCCTAAGAAGGGGACCCTAAACGATTTGGGATTTTGAACATTAACATAAAGTCAATCACCCCTTAACGGATAGGGATCCTAACGTATACCCTTTATAGTTGGTTTTAGACATAAGATCGTGTATAAAACTTTTTGGTACCATAATTAAAAATTATGCTTGATATAGAAAAAATAAATAAAATTACAGATCCGAAAGTAAGAAGGCAATTAAAAATTGATATTATAAATTCAATTAAAAAGAAAAAAGATACTAAAATCAAACACGATTTTCTAACTTTTGTAAAACATATTTGGCCTGATTTTATCGAGGGGTCCCATCACCAAACCATTTCTGAAAAATTTAATAAATTACTTGCTGGAACTGCAAACAGATTAATTATTAACATGCCACCCCGTCATACCAAATCTGAATTTGCTTCCTACTTTTTACCTGCTTGGATGATTGGTAACAATCCAAAATTAAAAATAATTCAAGCAACTCACACAGCAGAACTAGCTGTAAGATTTGGTCGTAAAACAAAACACTTGATGGATAGTCAAGAATATAAAGATTTATTTAATACAAGACTCCAAGAAGATTCTAAAGCTGCAGGTCGTTGGGAAACTTCCCAAGGTGGTGAATACTTCGCTGTCGGTGTCCAGGGTGCAGTAACCGGAAGGGGTGCTGATTTATTAATTATTGACGATCCACATTCTGAGCAAGATGCCTATAGTCCAACAGCATTCGAAAGGACTTATGAATGGTATACCAGTGGACCACGGCAAAGGCTTCAACCTGGTGGAAAAATTGTAATCGTAATGACGAGATGGTCTACGAAAGATTTAACAGCACAAGTTTTAAAATCATCTTCTGGAGAAAATGCTGACCAATGGGAAGTAGTAGAGTTTCCTGCAATCATGCCAAGTGGAGAACCTGTTTGGCCAGAGTATTGGAAGTTAGAAGATTTACTTGCAACTAAATCTGCAGCAGGTTTATCAAAATGGAATGCTCAATATATGCAGCAACCTACTTCTGAGGAAGGTGCTATTATTAAAAGAGAATGGTGGAAAGATTGGGACAAGGATCATATTCCAAATTTAGAACATGTTATTCAAAGTTATGACACAGCGTTTATGAAAAAAGAAACTGCCGATTATTCTGCTATTACTACTTGGGGAATTTTTAGAGAAACTGAAGATAGTCCTCAAAGTTTAATTTTATTGGATGCCATTAAAGAACGATTAGAGTTCCCTGAACTAAGACGTAGGGCCAAGGAACAATATGATTACTGGCAACCTGAAACAGTGTTGGTGGAAGCGAAGGCTTCGGGTCTTCCTCTAACGTATGAACTCAGACAGATGGGAATACCAGTAGTCAACTTTACTCCCTCTAAAGGCAATGACAAACACAGTCGTGTAAATGCGGTCGCCCCTCTGTTTGAGTCTGGTACGATTTATGCTCCGTGTGCCAAGGAGTTTGCACAAGAGGTAATAGAAGAATGTGCTGCGTTTCCTCATGGCGATCATGATGACCTTGTAGATAGTACAACACAAGCTGTCTTAAGATTTAGACAAGGTGGGTTGATTTCTCATCCAGAAGACTATAGAGATGAACCTGTACCAATTAGAAAAAGGAATTACTATTAATGGCTCACGAATTTAAACACCCCGATAAATATAAAAACCCTACATTAACTAAGAACATGCCCAATGTTAAATGGGATCAGATACCACCTGTTAAAGGACCTGATTCACAAGGCTTGAATATTAAGCCAAATAAGACTATACTTGTCAAACCTGCTAAAAAATAAATGAGAGTAATATATGGCTACCATAGATAAAGCGCTTCCGAACGAAGTCAGAAAAAGTATTGAAATTGATGGACCAGAAGTATCAGAATCAGAAACTGTAGAAATTCAAGAAAGTCTCCCGGATCAGGGACAAACAGAAATTAATCCAACCGAAGACGGTGGAGTAGAAATTAACTTTGAGCCAGGGGCTTTTAACCAAGCACAATCAGAAAACCATTATGATAATTTAGCAGAGTTATTACCAGAGGAAGTCTTAGAACCTCTTGGCTCAGAGTTAACTCAAAATTATCGAGACTACAAACAATCTCGTGCAGATTGGGAAAGAACCTATACTCAAGGTTTAGATCTATTAGGATTTAAATATGATCAAAGAACAGAACCCTTTCAAGGAGCAAGTGGAGCTACTCACCCAGTTCTTGCAGAAGCGGTTACTCAATTTCAAGCATTGGCTTACAAAGAATTACTCCCGGCTAACGGACCAGTAAGAACTCAAGTTATAGGTGTTCCCTCTAAAGAAAAAGAAGAGCAATCACAAAGAGTAAAAGATTTTATGAATTATCAAATTATGGATGTCATGGAAGAGTATGAGCCAGAGTTTGATCAGATGTTATTTTATTTACCACTAGCAGGATCATCATTTAAAAAAGTTTACTATGATGATTTATTAGGTAGAGCAGTATCAAAGTTTGTACCTGCTGAAGATTTAGTAGTTCCTTATGCAGCGACTTCATTAGAAGATGCAGAAGCAATTGTACACTTAGTTAAAATGGGTGAGAATGATTTACGTAAACAACAAGTAGCAGGATTCTATAGAGATATAGAAATCAAACCGGGTTATGATCCTGAGTCTGACTTAAGTAAAAAAGAACATGAGTTAGAAGGATTGACTAGAGGAAGAGACCCTGAAGTATTTACATTACTTGAATGTCATGTTAACCTTGACCTAGAAGGCTTTGAGGATCGAGGACCCGAAGGGGAAATGACTGGAATAAAACTTCCTTATATTGTAACGGTCGATGAGTATTCTACAAAGATTTTATCTATCAGAAGAAACTTCGCTGTCGGCGATCCATTAAAAAAGAAAATCCAATACTTTGTTCACTTTAAATTTTTACCTGGGCTAGGATTCTATGGTTTCGGTTTGATCCATATGATCGGTGGATTAAGTAGAACTGCAACTGCAGCACTAAGACAATTATTAGATGCAGGAACTTTAGCAAACTTACCTGCTGGGTTTAAGCAAAGAGGAATAAGAGTACAGAACGATGTACAAGCAATTCAACCTGGAGAATTCAGAGATGTAGATGCGCCTGGTGGCAGTATCAAAGATGCATTTATGATGCTTCCATTTAAAGAACCGTCTCAAACTTTACTTCAACTTATGGGTGTCGTTGTATCAGCCGGGCAAAGATTTGCCTCGATAGCTGACTTAAATATAGGAGATGGGAATCAACAAGCGGCCGTTGGGACGACAGTAGCGCTGTTGGAAAGAGGAAGTAGAACTATGTCTGCAATTCATAAAAGATTGTATGCTAGTCTAAAGAATGAGTTTAAACTTTTAACTAAAGTTTTTAAAACATACCTACCTCAAGAGTATCCATACGATGTTGTTGGTGGTCAAAGACAAATTAAAGTAGCTGACTTTGATGATAAGATAGATGTAGTACCAGTAGCAGATCCAAATATATTTTCTCAAACACAGAGAATATCTATGGCACAGACAGAATTACAATTAGCACAATCAAATCCTCAAATGCATAATCTATATGAAGCGTACAGATCTATGTATGAAGCGATTGGTGTAAAAAATATTGACTTAATTTTAAAACCACCTGTCAAACCAGTTCCAAAAGATCCTGCGGTTGAACATATTGATGCAATCACAGGACAAAAGTTTCAAGCCTTCCCTGGACAAGACCATAGAGCTCACATGACAGCACACTTAGCATTTATGGGAACTAATATGGCTAGGAATAATCCACAAATTCAAGCGATGTTAGAAAAAAATATTTTTGAACACATTTCTTTAATGGCTTTGGAGCAAATTGAAATGGAATTCCAAAAAGAAATAGTGGAAATGCAACAAATGGCACAAAATCCACAGATGATGCAGAATCCACAGACAAAACAAATGATGCAACAGATGAGTTTAAAGATAGAATCTAGAAAAGCTGTCTTAATTGCAGAAATGATGGAAGAATATTTAAAAGAACAAAAAGAAATCCTAGGTGATTTCTCAAATGACCCTATTGCTCAACTAAGAGCAAGAGAATTAGACCTTAGAGCAGCAGATAATGCTAGAAAAGAAGAAGAAGGTCAGGAAAGACTCAACCTTGATAAGATGAGAGCGATGATGAACCAACAAAATCAAGAAAACAAGCTTGAGCAAAACGAAGATTTGGCTGAATTAAGAGCAGCTACTTCGCTAACTAAACAAGTTATGTCTACCGATAGTAAAAAACACGATTTTGGTAGAAATTTTAAGAAAAATTAATTATAATATTATTAAGGAGAAACATTATGATCAAAAAAGCAAAAGATCCTAAAGCTGTTACAGAATTAGGTGTTGGTAAAGATGGTTACAAAACAGGCGGTGTTGTTATCGAAGCTACTGATCCTACTACATCACAAACAGTTGATGTTAAAGGAACTAGAAGAATGAGAGCCGACAAAAAACCTGTTAAAGCTACTTGGTACTAACCTATGTGGTTATCGGCAATTAAATTAGCCGTTTCTGCTGGAAGTAAAATTTACGCTAACAAGCAGAAAACGAAAATAGCTATGTCAGATGCACAGCTTATGCATGCATCACGTATGGCCGAAGGTAAGGAAGCTTACCAGGGAAAATTGTTAGAGGCTAGACAATCAGATTGGAAGGACGAGGCAGTTTTGATAATTCTCTCAGCGCCAATCGCAATCCTGGCCTGGGCAGTCGTATCAGATGATCCGACAGCGATGGACAAAGTAAATATTTTCTTTGAACATTTTGCAGCACTACCGTCATGGTTTACAAATTTGTGGATCCTTGTCGTGGCGAGTATTTATGGTATAAAGGGTACACAAATATTTAGAAAAGGAGGAACAAAATGAGACAAAACGGAATAAGATCAAACGTAAGATTTCCATATGGAAATTCAGGTGTAAAAAAACAAGGTGCTAATGATAGACTTGATGAATCTTTAGGAGAAAGAAGAGGAAAAGAATCTACAAAAACACAAAGTTATAAATCTAGAAGAGATGAGTCTAGAGGAGCTAGTAAATAATATGAAAAATACAGGAAGAGAAAATCTTTTAGAAGAAGTAGGAAGACTTGACGCTAGAAAAAATCCTAACTCAAATGATATGGCTGAGAAAAGAAGAGTCATGAGTGAAATAAAAGACGGCTACAAAAAAGGTGGCAAGGTCAAAAAGAAAAGAGGATGTGGCATGGCTAAGAGAGGATTCGGTAGAGCATAATGGCTGGAAAACCTATTAGTAAAAGTAAGAATGCAGGTCTAGCTAAATTAGCTAAAAAGAAACCTGAGTTAGCAAAAAAATTTGGATACAATCCAAAAAGAATGGTTGCTAAAAAAGGTGGCAAAGCTAAATAATGAATAAACCTAAAGTAAAAAAAATAAAAAAAGTAATCAAAGGTTTAAAAAAAGCCTCTAAGTTACATGCAGGTCAAGCTAAAGTATTAAAAAAAGTTATAAAAAAATAATGGCTAAACTTTGTCCAAAAGGAAAAGCAGCAGCAAAGAGAAAATTCGATGTGTATCCTTCGGCGTATGCAAACATGTATGCATCTAAAGTTTGTAAAGGAAAAGTAAAAGCTAAAGACGGAGGATTTATAGCTAGAGGTTGTGGCAAAGTAATGTCCAACAGAAGAAAGAAAACAAAGATTGCATAATGGGCGATTTAAAAAAATGGGTAGATCAAAAATGGGTAGACATTGGAGCACCAAAGAAAGATGGAAAATATCAACCGTGTGGAAGAAAATCAGCTAAAGGAAGTAAACGTGCGTACCCAAAATGCGTACCAATTGCCAAAGCAAGAAAAATGTCAACTGGACAAAAACGTTCAGCAGTTACACGTAAAAGAGCTGCTGGCAATCCTGGTGGCAAACCGACGAATGTTGCAACATTTGCAAAAAGAAAAAAAGTAAGTATGGGAGGTTTAATATAATGGCTATTAGAAAAACCACTAAAGGACCTGGAGCAAATTATAGACCTACAAAATCTGGTGCAGGCATGACATCTAAAGGTGTAAAAGCTTATAGAGCAGCCAACCCTGGATCAAAATTAAAAACAGCAGTAACGGGTAAAGTTAAACCTGGATCTAAATCTGCAAATAGACGTAAGTCATATTGTGCAAGATCAGCAGGGCAATTAAAAAATTCATCGGCTAAAACAAGAAATGATCCTAACTCTAGAATAAGACAAGCAAGACGTAGGTGGAAGTGTTAATGAAAGCAGTTTTATTAGATGCACTTGAAGCTAGATACGAAGCACAGATATCTGAAGCTGATGCTACCTTAAAAATATATTTAGAACACCCTGTTGGAATTGGAGAACATCCACAACATCTAGATGAAATAGATAAACTGTTTCAAAAAATTGCAGATGCTCAAGAAAAATTAAAAGTGATTGAAGATTTTAGAGGAGAAAGAAGTGCCCTTTAGATCTGAAAAGCAACGAAAGTTTATGTACGCCAATAAACCTGAAATAGCAAAAAAATGGGATAAAAAATACGGCGGTAAAATAAAAAAGAAAAAAAGAAAGAAGGAGAAATAATGGACGGAATGAATATAGTAATATCAATACAAAAAGATCTTAAAGATAGACTCAATACTATTGGCGACGGAATCCTAGGTGGAGGGGTTGACAATATGGAGAAATACAAGTATCTAGTAGGACAGGCACATGCCATACAAATAACATTACAGGAAATCTCTAACCTGCTAAATAACAAGGAGCAAAAAGATGAGTCAGGAAACGTTGTTGACCTCAGCCGAGGACCCAAAAAATAAATCAGCTTTATTAGACAAGTATAAAGAAGAAAAAAAAGAAGAGAGAGAACCTCTTAATCCAGAAAATATTAACGATTCAGTAAGTGAACTACCTGAACCTGTAGGTTACAGACTTTTAGTTTTACCTTTTACACCAAAAGAAAAAACTAAAGGTGGTATAATTATTGCACAAGAAGCTTTAGACAAAGCTAGGATTGCAACTAATTGTGGTTACGTTTTAAAAATGGGACCACTAGCTTATACGGACAAAGAAAGATTTTCATCTGGTCCGTGGTGCAAAAAAGGTGATTGGGTAATCTTTGCAAGATATGCCGGATCACGATTACCAATAGAAGGCGGAGAAGTTCGTCTATTAAACGACGATGAAGTACTGGGTACTATTAAAGACCCAGAGTCTGTACTTCATTATATTTAACCCATAGGAGAAACTATGCCAGACACAGAAGAAACTAAAAAAGTAGAAAAGACAATTGATCTCGATACATCACAAGGTGGTGCTAGAGTTGAATTGCCAGAGATAGAAAAAGAAGCAGATAGAACATATGAAAATGAGGTAAAAAAAGATGAACCAAATATTACGTACGATAATGAGTCCGATGACACAGTTGAGAAACAAGATGAGCAGCCTGATATTCGAACTGAACAGGACGACACGAAACCAGTTGAAGAGAAGACTGAAGAAAAGAAAAACGAACTAGAAGAGTATAGCGACGGAGTAAAAAGAAGAATTGCTAAACTTACTAAAAAAATGCGTGAGGCTGAAAGGCAAAGAGACGAAGCCACAACTTATGCAAAAACAGTTTTAGCAGAAAAAAATAATCTTAATAAAAGATTGTCTACTTTAGATACAGGTTATGTATCTGAAATGGAGAATAGAATAAAGTCTGCTATGGAAGCAGCTGTTTCTAAACTAGGTAAAGCTAGAGAAGATGGTGACCTTAAATCTGAGGTTGCTGCTCAAACCGAGATATCTAAACTTGGATATGAGACTGCTAGATTAACAGAACTACAAGCAAAAGAAGAGGCTAAGGCACCTGCTAGAGAACAAGTAGTAAGAACTCCTGTTCAACAGCAACCTCAAGAAGCACCAATTAACCCTGATCCAAAGGCTCAAAAATGGGCTAGTGATAACAGTTGGTTTGGTACAGATGAGCCTATGACTTTTACGGCTTTTGCT